ATGACTGTCGGTACTGGCTCGGGGAGTAACGGTTCCGCTGCAATTTTAAGGGAGTACGACGGCTCGCAGTTTACCACCAAAATTTTAACGTTATTAACTATGAAGTCAACTAACCAGAAAGCAAAGGGCTCACCTAACGCAAAAAAAGAGAAAAGTCCAACTAAGAATCGGAAGCAGTCAACTGTAAACTCGCGAAACGGACGTGGAGGACCTCAATGCCCCTCCACACGCCAGGCGAATCCCCTCAAAAGAGCCCAAAAGGGCGGAAAGGGCAATGGTGGCGCAGCCACCAAAAATAAAAATACTGCACAACGTTCACAAAATGAACGCAAATCGTCATCTTCGATTGACGTCTCATCCCGACAAGATGAAGTTAAACATACCGCTGAGTCTCAAGAGCTACAGCAAGAAAAGCGGTATGAACTTGGTTTATCCCAACAGGCTAATGAATTAGTAGTTCATTGCACTTCTGGTAGTGCCTGCGTAAGCGCCGATAAGCATTTCCATGCAGTTGTACTGTGTGGAAAAGCACGACGCAAGCGTGAGGAGTCTAGGAAACCAACAAATCTTCCCCATAATCCAACTACAACCAAACCACCTCGGTATCACACATGTGCTTTTAAGATCACAGAATGTGACCGACGTGAAGACCACGGACACATGGGAAGAGCTTGTGTGAGGGCTAGCGACCTCCAAATGACCAACGATCTGCCTGCTTCTTCAAAGGAGTACGCAGATTCTAACAATTTATACGCCACTCTACTGCAAGAAGAGTGGGACAATAAGGAGGACGAAGAAGACGTTCCCCTCACACACAATCAACCAGTCGTTCTCTTAAATGAAGAACGTAAAATGCGGGCACCAATCATACCTGCACATTTACAGCCCGCTACAATAGTAGTGGACGACGCAAAAGGCCCCGAGCAGGAGCCACTCTCTGAAAGAAAAGAGGAGAGTAAACATGTTGCCATCGAAGAGCAACAAATGTCATCAGTTTCTAACGCATCAAGCGTACCTACTATTGAAGTAGCGTCAGAGATTTCTCTGGACATGACTATCCTGCCCCGGCGTGAACCCCTCCACGAAAATGAGGGGAAAGAGGAGAAAGTAGCGGAAGACGCACTAACACCTTCACTCGACCAACATCCTGTGTTCATCTTCATCAATCCTGGTGCTGGTGTAAAACAGAAGTATGCTTGGTATACTATCGCTTGGCGACGCAACTTGCGGGTGCGCGCTTGCAAGCGGTTATTATCGTACACCCCATTAATCGATATCAAGAAACCAATTTTGGCAAACGACGACAGAGGGTACACTTTAAAAGAGGTGGAGATGGTGCACAATCAAGAGATTGAATCCTTCCGTTGGGCCTGGTCCAAAACACGTGATGTCCATGTAAGAAAGGACGTCATAAAACATTTTGATAAACGCTTCAGCCATTTTAAGGAGGTGAAAGTATTTTCAAGATGCACTAAAGATCTTTTATCTGATCCCCAATTCACACGCCGTGGTGGTGCTATAGTGAACGACAAGGGGATCATGTCAAAGGTCAATGAGTTGCTTGTATTACAAATAATTAGCAAGCACCAAGACCATGAAGTGATGTCCGAACAACAGGACATTTATGAGAACACAAAAACACATATTCTCAACCAACTCCTCATTCGTGGCTTACGAATGGCCATGAACCAAAATGATTCTGCATCACCAAGTGCAAATCATTTTCGCGAAGGGGATCTTTTAAAGACATTGTCACCCCGAGATCCCCATTTCGCGTCCGAAACGTCGCAACTACCGAATTCCCCGTATACCGTTACAACGGAGGGTTTAAGGCGTTAGGCAGGGGTAAGGAATGGTGGACCAAGGAAGGTCTTATCCAATTCCCACCCCCAACAAAACAAGAGTCCCTTGCGCGGAAACGCGACGGGGGCTACTACACTCATTGCGGTCCTTGTGTATCACATAATGGTGTTGTCTTTGGAAACGACAACTATAACCAATCACTGGGCTTCACTAGGCTATCAAAGACACGCAATCCCATCCTAATAGGATATGAACAGTACATGCAATACCAACAATCTTTATATATAAAGAATAATGCATCCTTCATAACCTTTTTAGCCGACAGATATACTTCGGCATTTCATGAATACAAAGGAATGGTTGAGGAGGCCAGCGAGCATCACGATGATCCACACAAAAAACGCATTCCGCGAATATTGGGTTATCAAGAGATGATTGCTTACAATTTATTGTTCAACAAAACATGGCATTTGCCAAGACGACCAACGATTTACAAGATAAAATCAATGGAAATCGCAAAAATACACAAGACTGTGAGAATGATTGCCGACCTAGGCATTCATTGTTCACTGCAAGGGTTTAGAACCACTTACTTCATGAAATGCGCCATGTCTGAGCGTCCATTGGAGTACAAGGGGGGCGAGATTGAATTCTGCTCCTCTCCCAACCCTTTTAAAATGCAGTCTATTTTTGAAAGACTTATCGATCCACCACGGCGATATTTTTTCGTTTTGTTTTCTGACGACTCCTGTTTAGCGGTTCGCACCAATGATGGACGTATCTTACGTTACAATATAGATATATCCAGTTGCGATTGCTCCCATACAACAGAACTCTTTTACGCACTTAAAGCAATCTTCCCAAAAGAACATCAACAAGATGTCGAAGATTTGATTCAGCAGTGTCGTGAGGAGATAGAAGTCAAGGATTTGAACAATCCATACGGCCCCACAAAACGAGCTATCAGGTTGAAACCCAACGGTCCTAGACTGTACAGTGGGTCAACATTAACTACCATCATCAACAACTTAGCATGCATGCTAATCGGCCATTCAATTGCCAACACGACCATTAATTCCTCACTGGACGTCGTGTCAGCAGCAGCGAAGGTCGGTTACATCGTTACATGCGACGAGTGTGATGATTGGCACAAGCTCCAATTTTTAAAACATTCCCCCGTGCGCTGCACAGAAGGCATTATTCGACCATTATTGAATATAGGCGTCCTCTTACGTTTAAGTGGCACTTGCAAAGGAGACCTTCCCGGGTCCTGCAAGACACCGCTACGCGAGAGAGCCTTGACCTTCCAAGCATCGTTATTGCGCGGTGCGTATCCAAGAGCTCAATTTACTTTGCTCGACAAACTACGTTTCAACGCAGGCCTACCAGACGAATCTTCTGATAAGGTCGTGAAGAAAATGATGGAATACAAAGTCATCGACTATGACGACTACCCTAAGTTTCGCGTCCCTGCACACGAAATATGGGAACGTTACGACCTTACAGCATTGGAGGTCGCTGAGATGGAAGAAGACTTCGGTTCATGCTCATACATGGACCACTACCACTCCTCAGCCACTGATAAAGTGCTGGGATTGGACTATGGACTGTCGGGTCAAGAATTTCCTGACAACGACTTTCCATTCAACAGCTTCGACCCTTGGCAAGACTGATTAATCAGTACCAAGAACAGAGGCCATCTACCAAGATAAAAGTTTTTCCTGCTTTAATGGTGTACTATAACACCACCACCGTCGTTTCGCGACTCTGGGC